CATTTCCCATGTTAGTTGGTGCATACTGTTCACCGTTGTAGGCAGGGTAGGCATCATCCTCAACACCAGCATTGCAACCAAACACAACTATACCCAAAAATAAACAGCTATACAACGTACCACGTTTTATCCAAAGCATAAACCCATCAAAGGCTTCTTCTGCCTGTACCTGTGCGGCGTTCTTAACTACGTCACTCATTTTACTACTCCTCATCCGATTATATCCGATTATATCCGATTATATCCGATTATCTCTCTTAGTCATAATTTAATCATGCTCCCCATTGTTACGTCTGCCATTATACCCATCAATACGATTAGTCAACCCACTAAATACCTCTGGGTTTCTATTAGCTACATCAAATGTACCTACGGTAATTGCGATTGCTGCCAAAAATGCTATGTGTGCTATGGCACTCAGTGCAAACACAAAGTAACTACCTATCAGCATACTAAACACAATGCACCACATCCATGCAAGTATCTGTAAAATCATGTGACGTGTAGACGTGTCAGGTATATTCTTTAGTGGGCTTATATCTGAGTCCATGATCAGTGTCCACGTTTCGTATATGTGCTGTCTCATTTTCCTGTCCCTTTCTTTACGCCATAGCGTAAAAGTTGAATAGTTACGCTGAAACGTAACTTGCGAGGAATAAACTATAGACTTATTCCTAATCACTCACCCTACTCTCCCCACATACTTAGCTATGTGATTTACAAATGGCAACAAACTTATCGCCATCAAAAGATTTACGCCAGTGTGTATCATGGCTATGCGTAAAGTGTCACCCCTTGGCATACCGTCAGATACTAGCAGTCCAGCCAGCCAGATCGTACCTGTTGTACCTATGTTAGCCCCAAGCACAGCAGCCACAGCAGCAGGTAATGGTAGTACACCAGATGCAACCAAGGCAATGATAGCTGTAGTACTAAGGCTACTACTCTGCCATGCCAGTGTCATAACGATTGACCCAAAGAACATATAGATTGGGTTGCCTAAGAACCAAGTCAAGTGGTCTATGTTACCCATAGATTTCATGCCACCACTAAACATTTTTAGTCCGACATAAAATACTACAAGTCCAATGGCTGTGTATACATAGTTGTTCATAGCCCTGTACCTTTCCATAACCTTAATTTTGCAGACAGTCTTTCTATATCTTCTAACAGATGTACGTTACGTGTACGTAATGTCTTAGCTTGTGTTTCCCAATACTTTGCGTCACGTTTTACCGCCTCATACTTTTCACATAACTCTCTGTGTGTGTCTTTATTTATCATGCCTCATACCTCGCTGTCTTGTAGTTCAGATTGGTATGTACAATGCCATGCCAACCAGACAATTTGTTCTTGACAACATTGAGGTGGCGCATGGTGTCTTCCTCGTCCTGTCCCTCAACAGGTGGGTTCTTTGCAATCAACAGCATTAGGTCTGCCTCTGCAGCCTTACCTGTACGTGAGCCTTCCATCATAGACTGATTGAGTACTACCTTGTTCTCTGCATCAGCGGATAGCTGAGACATGTAGAAGATAGCACAGCCATGTTGCTTGGCAATCTGTCGGGCATAAATAGCGTTAGCCTTTAATGCCTCGTCAGGGCGAGAGAACCCTGTGGTCTTGGCAAACTTGTCACCCATGTCAAGCACCACAATGTCAGGCTTGTATGTCTTACAGACACTCTCAACCCATGCCATGTCACGATCAGTAGCGTCCTTGAACTTGACATTATCTCTGATCTTATCGTATGCAGCCATTGCCTTTGACTTGTTGGCTACAACCTCTTTGGCTTCCATGTTAGAGGCGGCAGTGATGTAGCGGTGGGCTACACGGTGATAGCCTTCCTCGTTACATAACACAATGCACTTAGCACCCTGCCATGCAAAGCCATTCTCACCAGCAATCAGGCTGGCATGGAATGAAGTCTTGCCAGTGTTGGGCCTAGCACCAATCTCAATTAAGTGACCAGCATTAACACCCTCAACCTTACGGGTAAGTGTGGGTATGTTGAATGTCCACTGGCTCTCAAGACTGTTGAGTGCAAGGATGTGATCAATGCTTGTGTCTTCCCATTCAATGTTTAGCTTAGGCGTGAAGTCATCACCATACTGCTCAAGCATGTTACGTAATGGCTCAAGGGTATCCTTTGTACCATTGACATAATCAAAGCCAAGGTTAGCAATGTCCTCACCAATCACCTGTTGGAATAGTTTGGACAGTACCTCTTGTGCAATGTCCTCACCCATAGGCTGTTCTCGCTTTACTGTAGCAAACAGCGCACTGTAGGCAGTCTTTTGTGCTGTAGTCAGGGTAGCATTGTTTGACATAAACAACGCCTCAATCTCGTCAGGTGTAACGGTACGCTCATAACGGTGCATGGCACTGTCAATGGCCTTCTTAATCTTGCGTACATCAGGGCTGAACAAACGTTCAGGGCAGCGAGAGCCACGATGACTGTCATAAAACTCTTTGTTCATCAGGCTACGTATTAGTGCTAGTTCCATGTGGGGTTTATCCTTGTGTCAGGGTTATCAGATTACTTATATCGTTAGGGTTACTATATTTTAAATCGTCTGTCAACTTTAGTACACGTACATCTGGACAGTACGTGCGTAATTCTTTAGCAAACTTGAGTGACTTGGGTAAAGCATCGGGGTCAAGTGCTACTATTATGGTAGAGAACTGCGACAAGTATCGCTTGTGTCCCTCTGATAATGACGTACCCAACACAGCCACCCCGACATATACATCATCATCATTAGCATCCAGCTTTAGATCGTTGTTCACTGTCGCACCTACAACTGCGGCACTCACGCTGTCCTCTACCACTACAGCGACATTACCACATCCACAATGGTATGGCAAGTCACTATTACCATATCTTTTCCATTTAGGTATTCTTTTTCCCAGTGATCTACCTGATCCATCAACTATGCAACCTCTGTCATCTAGCACAGGAAAGACTATACGGTGATCCTTTACGTCATACAATGGGAAAACATCTGAAGATGATAGGCCATACTGTTTAAGAAAATTCCAGCACTCAGGCCCATCATTAACTAGGTAGTCAGGCTTCACGAATGGGGCAGGGTCTAACTCGTCAGTCATATAGCCAAGTGCCTTACGAACATCACCTACAGACATAGACACATTGGTTGCACCACTAACTGTACAACTAGCCTTATAACAATTCCAAACAATCTTACCCATAGTATTAGTAATAGTAAATGTATTCTTAGCATGACACACTGGACATGCCATACGTTTACTGTCACCAACAGTAAGCTGCAAATCATTTATGATTTCTATTATGTTCATGCATTGGCCTCCATAACAGCACGTGCAAATCCTCTAGGGGTAGCTGATCTGATGTTCTTTGTTCTAGCAGACTTACCGCCTAGCTTCAAGTGCTGTCTACTAAATCCTTGCTCTGGTTTAACGGGAAGCATTGAAGGCATCACAAAGCCGTTGCCTATCCATAGGCAAGTCTTCTTAGGGTAAGCATCACGTGGAGCTATGTACTCAGGCCATACAGGATGCTCTGCTTGGTCTTCAGGTATGTAACCACCATATTCATACGGATGAAATCTGTAGTCTGGTTCCCTCCACATAGTTGCTAGTACACTTACTGGATTCTCTATCATGTAAGTACATTTCATTTTAATAAATGTGTTGGCACAGTCAAACACATGTTGCATTGCTTTGTACTGGAATAGTGGGTCGGCTTGCTTTTTCTTTTTAAAGTGCATAGCACCTGACACTGCTAAATCTGTACAAACAGGGAAGGCCATGCCAAATATCACATCATGTATTTCATGGTGTTCTATCAAAGTTTTGTGTTCAGTACCACTGTTCTTTTGTAGATCACAATATGTGTACCATATAGCTCCTTTACCAACGCATTCTTTTCTAGGATTATCTTTCTTATGTTGTATGTCATATGCATAGCAAGTGTATCCTTGCTCTGCCCAAGGTTTCAATGCTTCACCAGTAAAGTCATATAAACTTATAACAACTTTATCTTTCATAATCACTTCCTTATGTTACTCTCTGTGTTCGATTTTACATGAGCATATCTAGCTGTCAAGGCATTATTTGCAGACAGGTATGTATTTTTCATGTATGGTTTCACAGAAGACACATGATTGTGTCCTGTCACCGACATAATCTGAGGCAATGGCACACCAGCTTCCATCATTTCTGTAACACCTGTCCTACGTAAGTCCATCAGCCGTAGTTTCTCTGGCAAGCCAGCCTCTCGCATTACCTTGCGTCCAACCTTGGACAATCTTTCCATAGCATAAGGCTGAAAGCCACCAGCTACAGGCTCTGGATGTGGTGCTACGTATGGCTGAAAGCCAAGGTCTTCATGCTGTTCTTGTAGCATACTAAACAACTCGTCATCAATAGGCAGGAACACTTCTGCCCTACGCTTTGATTGCTCAAGGCACAGCATCTGTTTGTCAAAGTCTATCGTGTCCCATGTCAGGTTACGCATGTCACCTAATCGTTGTGTCCATTTGTACGCCATCATCACAATCATACCTATGTTACGATACCTGTACTGGTCAAATGCAACGTCAAGAAACTTAGTCACATCAGAATGTTTCCAAACTACCTTACGTTGTGGTGCAGCTTTACGTTTGATATTGCTGAATGGATTGAACTGTATCTGTTCCATAGCAATAGCGTAGTTAAATACACGGCTGGCACAGGTAGCACCATGATTGGCATAGCTTATACCTCTTTCAACCCACTGTTCATACAGTTGCTTTGCAACTTTAGAGGTAACAGTAGTGTGCTTCCTATGCCCTATGGCATCCACCAACAGGCCAATAAAGTAGGCATAATCTACCTTAGTTGTAGGACGTAAAGCCTTGTAATCATTGGACGCATAGTAGTAGTGTGACAAATCTGCAACAGTGCTACTTGACTTGATCGTGACAATCTGCGCCTGTTCTTCACGGTATTTATCTATCTTTTCATTCAACTCTTTGGCGAGTACCTTGACCTGTTTAAAATCACTGCCCCATTCCTTACGGGATACCACCCCAGCATCTACTAGATACTGAGGCGGGTTGAAGCGATAGGACGCTGCACTCTTAGGTTGTTTACGCTTCTGTACAAAGCGAGGAAGGTTAGTCATTGTGGTAGCTACTTTCTCTTATACGTGTTTCAAAAAAGCCTTTATGTTCTGGGTTACATTCCATAAATTTTCTAGCATAGTGAGAAATCCATCCATCATCAATCTTGTACTGGGAATCTTTTTCATTCACCATTGTCTCCCACCTGATGCGATGGAAAATACTTTTCGCAGAGTACCTTTCTTTGTATTTAGATGCTTGTAAAGCAAAGCGTTCAAACATTTTATATATATCTGGATTTTCACTATCGTGTTTAGTAAAGTTTTCTATTGTCCATTTACCGTGCATTATGCCGCCTCCAACGTGATGAACTTAGGATCACTGACCCACTTGCTCACCTCTTGCTCACGTGACCACATGCTGACTGCCTGTGTGTCATTGCCAGTGTTCTTTAGGCTGAACCCATTACGTTCATCAGCATAGCTGGCATAGTTGGTGAAGGCAGAGTACAAGGCAAACTTGTTGTGTCCTCGGACACTGGCCTCATGACTATACAAAGAAAACATTTTCTCTGCCTTACGTTTGGATGAAATCATATCATCAAGCAGGGACTTAACATCTACATACTTAGTTGAGGTGTTAGCCCACACCTGCATCTTTGTAGCGTTGTCATAGAAACTAGCCCTTGCACGTGCCAACTCATAGATGAAACCATCAAGGGTAAAGTTAGATGTATTCTTTTTGCGTATTTTGTCATAGTCACCACTAATCATACCATTGGTACAGAAGAAATCAATAGCACCAAAGTAAGATTGGTTTGAGCATGATCCATCAATGCCATGCAGACTAATGATACGATTGCCAATGCTAGTCTCATGCTTGTCTGTTGTTATGTTACTACGCATGTTGGGTAGGGTTATGTCAAGCATTGCCCATGCCCCACCTCTAGCAGTACGCCATGTGAAGTCTGCATCTGCTACATCATTGGTGGACATTTCCTCTGTCACTGTGTCCCATACACCTCGGAAGAAATCACCGTGGCTGGCACACTGAAAGCCTTGACCAACAATACCCATGTATTTGCCAGTGTCTGCATTAAGCACATACTTTTTGTCGTGCATCTTGGTGTCCTCAAACGCTACAGCGAAGTCAAGGTTCTCTGGAATAAAATCTAAAGCCATATTGTGTTCCTTTCAGGAATGTTAAGGCAACTGTGCCTCTGTTGTATAGTTATCATACCACCTACTAAGGGGTGTTAGCAAGTGTTATCTGTTCAGCCCATCTATTTCTCTAAAGAAATAATGAGAGCCAAAGTCTCCTTGGTATAGCATCTTGTCAGCCCAATAGGGCTTGACATAGTACGCATGATAGTGGGTTGATCCACCAGTAAAGTCAGGGACTTCGCCCCGTAGTACATCTGCCGCCACCATTTGAGCATATGCCCAAGCATATTCATCATCAGGCTTGTCACTCTTACCATCACAGTACCAACTGAATTGGCAGACGTTGTTATCATTACGTTGTGTGACTACTTCGCACACCTCATTAGGCCAGCGGCTGTCCTGTACCCTGTTGAGTACAACATGAGCCACGGCATACTGTCCAGACATGTTGTCACTACGTGCCTCAAAGTATACGTTCAAGGCAATGCAGGACAGGGCAGTGAGTACCATTAGTCATTCCCTTTGTATTCTTTTAAGCATATATCAGCAGCATTTTTTTGATCTTGCATTGCAGTTATAACTTTTACCCAAGCCTCAGAACAAATATCTGCACGATCCACCATGCGTTTAATGTTGCACATATCTTTAATATCTCGTAGAGTTTTTTCTTCTACCATAAGATGTATCTCTACATATTTTACCATTAAAGCATCCCCTCTAGTATCTGATGTAGTTGTGACCCATCTACATAGCCACGTGGATCACCTATCAGGTTGCCCTTGCTATCAAGCACACCTACCTCAATAGAGCCTCTGTCTCTGTCACCCATCATGCCTACACCTTGGGTGATAGACAGTCTGATGCCACTAGGCATTTTAATTATCATGTTGTTAGGCATATTATAATTCCTTACATGAAAAATACATACCTATCTGCCTCGCTATTTTCCGACTCCTGACCGAAACCAACATATCACGCAACATCAACATCTCAGCCAACAACTCTTCGTTCTTAGCCTTCAAACGCTCAATCTCATCCAACAATCGCTTGTGTTCCTCACAGTTAATCATATCAAACCTCCACTTCGCCAACCTCTGCTGTCCCGAATAATATACCTCATGCGCTGGCCCCCTTCGGATCAAAGCGTAGGTGAAACTTGGTGGCTACACCGTCTAAAGCGGCAACAATGTCCCTAGACCAAGTAGACAAATCACTTGCCGTTTTGAACGCTTTCACTGTAAT